AAATTAGTTAAAAATTTATGTAGTTTAGCGCATTGGGGTTGGGAAGACAGAATAGGAACAGATGGTATGATTTATACTGCTTTTTCCCCTGAACTTTTAACTAATAAAGTAGAAATACCACATTTTGACCCACCTTACGCACCACATCCTAGTAGAAGATTAATAGTAGAAACAAAAGAAGGAAATAAAGTATATTATATTAATAAAAGTTATAAAAAATAAAATAATGGTCTTACATGTCAAAATGGTATATGTAATTAATAAAATTGAAATATATTTAAATAGTTAGTTCATACAAAAATAAAATGTATGAACTAATAATTGCTGTAGAACAAAATTACGGTATTGGGTATGAAAATAAATTACCTTGGAAATGCAAAGAAGAGTTGGAAATTTTTAAACAAAAGACTGAAAATAATATAGTTGTTTTTGGAACAAAAACTTTACAATATTTACCTTATTTGCCTAATAGAGATATCTATTGTTTATCTAAAAATGATGCAAAAAGTGTAATTGATTGTAAAAATACCTTTTCAACGATCAAAATGCTAGAAGAACTACCAAAAACTGATAAAACTATATTTATTGCGGGTGGTAGCGAGATATATAATTTTAGCTTATCTAATCCCAAATATGTTAGTACTATTCATATGTCTGTAATGAAAAAAGAATACCAATGTGATACTTGGTTTGATAAATATTTATTAGATAATTTTGTTATAGTTGAAGAAAAAGATTATGAAGAATTTACACATTTTGTATTAAAAAGAACAGAACACGGAGAAAAACAGTATTTAAATTTATTAAATAAAATTATATCAAAAGGTAATGAGAAAAATGGGCGTAATGGTAGTACAATTTCTATTTTTACTGAACATTTTAAATTTGATCTACGTAATGGTTTTCCTCTTTTAACAACTAAAAAGATGTTCTTACGTGGCATTATTGAAGAATTCTTATTTTTTATACGAGGAGATACTGATACAACTATTTTAGAAGAAAAGAAAGTTAATATTTGGAAAGGAAATACATCGAAAGAATTTCTTTATAATAGGGGTTTAGTATATGCAGAAGGTGTGATGGGTCCGATGTATGGTTATCAATGGCGTAAGTTTGGTTCTCCTTATTTAGTTAATGAGAACGGTAAACCACAAGATAGTCTATTAGGAGGAATTGATCAACTTGAATATGTAGTTGATTTAATTAAAAATGAACCAAATTCTAGAAGAATTTTGATGACTACCTATAATCCTTTACAAGCTGAAGAGGGTGTTTTATTTCCTTGTCATAGTATAGCTATACAATTTTATGTTGAAGATACTTATTTAGATATGTTTTGTTTTAATAGAAGCCAAGATACTTTCCTCGGTGTTCCATATAATATTGCGTCTTCTTCTTTATTACTGATGTTAGTGGCAAAACTTACAAATAAAACTCCTAGATTTTTTAATATGACTATGGGAGATACTCATTTATATTTAGAACATATAGAATGCGCAGAAACACAATGTAAAAGAATGCCTTATATATTTCCTACAATTTTATTTCCAGATATTTCAGATATAAAAGAAATTAATAAACTACAATATGAAGATTTTACAATTAATAATTATAAATCGCATGATAGTATTAAAGCCCATATGATTGTGTAAATAATTTCTTAATATATTATTGTATATATTAAGAAATTAATGTAAAATTGACGCTAATATGATGAGTAATATTACAATTACACCTAATATTAAATATATATACCAATACTTTTTGAAATGGGCTATTATATTATTAAATTTAAGTACACTATTATTGCCTTCACCAAAATCTTGTGCGCCTGTTCCACTTGGTTTCATTTTTAATTTAGCCGTATTTGCCATATTTTGCCAAGCAGATGGTAATTCATCTGCTTCAATGGAAACTGAACCACCTATCCATCCTATTGGTTCACAATTAGTATCACCTTGTTGAATTATAGGAATATCTAATCCCATGTATGTCTTAGGATCATCATTTTTATTAGTTATTGCTATTTTACAATATCCAATACCTCGATTAGCAACATTACCATCATTATCATATTCTGTTCCGTGTGTTTCTCCCCAACTATTACGCATTATCCAATATTCTTCATTATCATCTGACTTACCCCAACCAACTAAAGAAACTGCGTGACCACCAACTGAATTAATATCTAAATTTAAATTATTTTTATATATTTCATTTTGTGTTCCAGGTTTACTCCACCATTCTTGAAAATCAGCGGGTACACGCATATTTGACATTACTGGTCCTAACATTATTTGTCTCTTAATATTTATTATTGTTTGTGCGGTATTAATTTTAGCCTCACCAGTAATTGTATCACAATTATAATCTACTAAAAATTTTGTACTACCTTTTTTAACTCCAAATTCTGTACTTGTAAATTTTTCATTATTAACATAATCACAATTTAAACATTTTATATTTTGTTCGATATCTTCTAGACATTCTTCTACAATTGAACCATTATTGTATAAGCTATTATTAAATCCTGTAATAGGCCAACATTCCATTGTACCTATTTTTTTGTTGTCTTCTAACCATTTAGCAGCTACATAATTATTTCCTCCACAACAACCTAGACTATTATCTGAAGGAAATGATGATATATTAACTTTTATATTATCATTTGTTTCAATTAAACCAGAGTTAACATTATTTGCGCAAGTAAGTAACCATAATGGACTTAATTTGGGATTTTTCATATTGTATTTAATAGCATACATATCAGATAATACCATTGCTACTGAAAAAGACCAACAACTTCCACATTGACCTTGATTATATGTACCAGGATTAATTATATCAGGATCATTCTCTATCCAGTTCCAATTTTCTGGTACTGGTTCTTGTTGTGCTGCAAGACCTTTACTATGTTCTTTTTCTTTTCCAGTAAAAGGAATATTTATATTTGCTACATTATTATTAAAAGTATATGGTTTATGTTTATCAGTTAAATTTATATCACGTAATCCCTGTGATGAAGTACAACTTTGTGGTGTAGGTAGATTTGCACAATTCTTTAAGTTACAACAATTAGTACTACTCATTTATAATTTAATAAGAAGAAAATAATAAATAAAATATGTCTGATATTAAAAATGTTGTAATTATCGGTAGCGGTCCAGCAGGATATACCGCAGCTATTTATACTGCTAGAGCTATGTTAAAACCTTTACTTATTACAGGAAATATGAAAGGGGGACAATTAATTACCACTAGTGATATTGAGAATTTTCCAGGATACGTAAATGGTATAGAAGGTCCTAAAATGATGGAAGAACTGCATCAACAAGCTGAAAGATTTGGTACAGAATATTTAGATAATGAAATGGTTATTTCTGTAGAAACATCTGAAAAACCTTTTAAAATTAAAACTACAAATAAAGAAATTTTAACTCATTCCATTATTATCGCAACTGGTGCTTCATCTATTTGGTTAAATGCTGAAAATGAAAGTTTTTTACGTTCTAATGGTATTAGTACTTGTGCAACGTGTGATGGTGCGTTTTTTAAAGGAGAAGATTTAATTGTTGTGGGAGGTGGTGATTCTGCTATGGAAGAAGCTATATTTTTAACTAGATATGCTAATAAAGTAACAATAGTTCATCGTAGAGAAGAATTCAGAGCTAGTAAAATTATGTTAGAGAGAGCTAAATCTAATTCTAAAATTGAGTTTAAAACCAATTTTAATGTGAAAAAATGGCTAGTTAATGAACAAAAAGAATTAATTGGTGCTTTAGTAGAAAATAGTAAAAAAGTTGATGAAACTGAAACTATTGATTGTACAGGAGCTTTTATTGCTATTGGGCACAATCCTAATACTAATTTTATTAAAGATAAAATTGAAACAAATAAAGATGGGTATATTATTAATAAAAATAATTCAATGATGACATCTGTATCTGGTATATTTAGTTGTGGTGATGTTTGTGAGAGTAGTCAATCATATAAACAAGCTATTACTGCTGCTGGAGAGGGATGTAGAGCAGGTATGGATTGTGAAAAATGGTTAGAAGAAAACTTATAATTTTAAAATATAAAATTATTTTAGTAGCAAAAATAATTTTGAATTTGTTTAAATACATCCTATTATTAAATTAGATAATAATGCCAAATAAAAAGGGTAAGAATAATAAGAATAAAACAAGTAATGTTTTGGAAAAAAGAACCTTATTATATAAGGAAGATATGCAAGAATATGCTAAGGTGTTAAAAGCATTAGGTGATCGCCGTCTTAATGTAATGTTGGTAGATAAGACTGAAGTAATGGCAATTATACCAGGAAAGTTTAGAAAAAGGTGTTGGATGAAATCAGGAGATATACTTATTATAAGTAGACGCGAGTTTCAAGAAACAAAATGGGATGTATGTTATAAATATAATGAAGATGAAGTGCGTACATTAGTTAAAAAGCAAGAATTACCTTCTTTTTTCTTAGATATATTAGTAGATAATAACACAAATGATTATGAAGATGACGAAACAAATGAATTATTTGGTTATGATTCAGATGATTCTAATAATATTATTCCACAACCAAATCAAAATAGAAGTACATATATAGACTCATCCGATGACGAAAGTTCTCACGAAAGTTCTCACGAAAGTTCTCACGCAATTAATGTAGATAATATTTAATGTAAATAAATTTTATTTTAAAACATATACTATTGTTTTAAAATTTTAAAATGAAGTTTCAGGACGAGACTCCATCCATTTTTGGATTTTTTCATTAGTAGAAACTAAATTAATAATATTTTTAATTTTTGGACATTCTTCATATGAATGTACTACACTTTCTTTGTCATCAAAGAAATCTACTAAAAAAGAATATAATGTAATATCAGCTAAAGATAAAGAACTTCCCACACAATAAGTATCTCCTAGAATTTTTTCCAATTTACAAAGAAATTCCGGTAATGTTTCACTAAACCATTTTTTCATTGCCTCATCCTTATTTTCTTCTTTCCTAACAGGTTGATATGCAGTTTTAAAATCACGAATACATTCACAAACTGCATCTACTTTAGCGCTTTCTAGTTCTGTTGTACCCATAAGATTAAATTTACGTGCAATATACCTTTCGATAGCTTTTGATTGACAAATAACATGATGTTCATCATTTTCTGTAACTTCTAAAAAAGGTACTTTGCCTAAAGAAACTTCTAGTTTTCCATTTTTTTTATCTTCATCAAATTCTTCTCTAACCATATCAAATGTCTTCCAATCATTAATCTGTAGAGGATATCTATAATCTTCATAAGAAACATCAGCGACAGCAAAAAGTAATCTAGAAATTTCAGCTAAACCACGTCCATTAAAGTAATTAAGTTTAAACATTTTATTTATAATTTTTAGATTTTAAATGACATTTAAAAATATTCTAAAATATACTAAATTTTAGAATAATAAAATTACTACTATTTAACGGGATACGGGCGCAGTCACCACAGACATATATATATTTATTGCTGGATGTATCCCTATATTAAGATTAATATCTTTTTAAATAGACATTTCTTCTAATATAGCTGTAATTGATGCATTCATTTTGTTTTTGTCCTCTATAATATCATATAATAATTTATCTCCAGAAGGTTCTGCATCTTCTGTAGTAATATCTTCTGGATGTGTTAAAATCATATAATATATATCTACTTTTCTTTTTGCTTCTGGTAAATGTGCATGGGACTTATAACGAATTGCTCTACCTATAATTTGTTGTAATCCAGCATCATTCCAAGTAGGGTCCATTATGATTACACTTCTAGTACCTTTCAAGTCCAAACCTTCACCACCCGCTTTAGTAATTATTAAAACTTTAAATTCATCATTATTAAAACTATTAACTATATCTTGACGTTGTTCTATGGGTGTTTCACCTGAAAATACATTGTAGGAAACACCCACATCTTTTAAAGCAGTAGTAATTGGACCTATACCAAATTCAACCCAATTTGTATATACAACACATTTTCCACGTTTAAGGATAGGTAATGCATCTTTAATTTTCATACTATAGTATTTTGGTCCAGCTTTGTTAACTGCTCTTCTGTAACCATTATAAAATCTTTCTGGATTATTAAAAAGTATATCTAATACATTCTCACCTTTAATTAATTTTTTATATCTTTTATAATATTCATCTGTCATCGGGACTTTTTTAATATGGTCTATTCTTTCTGGGTAAAATTTAGGGTCTTTTTGCATGTAGATATCTAATTTATCTCGTAATAAATAACGTAAAGTAGATAAATTATTATCGTCAACTTTTTTACTTAACCATTCCTGTACAATATCATTATTAAATTCTGCGCGTGTACCAACAACTTTTTTACCATAAATCATATTAATAATTGGAACAAAATCCTCTAAATTATTTACAAAAGGTGTTGCTGACAATAGTAATCTTTTATCTGCATTAAATGATGCTTTAACAACAGATTGTGATTTTAAACTTTTTGGATTACGTAAATTATGAGCTTCATCAACAATAAGCATTTTATTTTTTAATGAAACAGGTTTTCCATTCTTTTCTTCAGAATAAAATTTATCGAAAGAATAAAACTCATACTTTTTATCATCTTTTAAACCATAATTTATTAATTCTTTGCGAAAATTAGATGCTAAAGAAGCAGGACCTACAAAAACAACTTTATTTTTAGGGTTTCTATCTAAATAACATTGTGATACTGTTATAGCGGTCAATGTTTTACCAGCACCTGTACCATGCATAACTAGTAGACCGTCGTGTGTATCCATATATTGAACAACTTTAATTTGTATATCGCGGAGGGGTAGTTTTGATCTTTTAATACAATTTTTTGCCGACGTGGGTACATATTGCCAACGATCTTTTTCTACACGTTCAGGTTCTTTTTTCTCTTTTTTCTCTTTTTTCTCTTTTTTCTCTTTTTTCTCTTTCTTAGCACCATCTTTATTACGACATCTGTTTGTTATGGGATCTCTATATTGATGGTCTTTACAAGGAACTAATTCCTTACGAGATTTACTTTTACTTTTATTACTCATTTATAATATGTTTATTTTTTAATTAAAATATACAAAAATATATATATAGCTATCGCAAACAAAACAGCTGTTATACTAAAAGCTAAATAAAATGGTATTGGTTTATCTGAAGATATGGGTAATGGTCTAGGAGATGGTCTAGGAGATGGTGTAGGTGGTGGTGTAGATGTAGGTGGTGTAGGTGGTGTAGGTGGTGTAGGTGGTGTAGGTGTAGGTTGATTAGGTTTGGAGTTAGTACAACAATCAGACTGACAATTACCCCATTCATCATGATTAGTAAATTTACATTCACCATTAGGTTGTGTACTACAATAATATGTTTGACCCTGGTAGTTTTTAGAACAACCTTCAATATAATTTTTACCATCATTATACATTTCTTTACTTATTATAGGTTTTTCTACAAGGGCATCATAATCAACTTGACAATTTTCTACACAAGTATTATAATTTTTAACATTTTTACATTTTAATTTACAAGAATTAAGAGCTTTATTCGCATCACCATTATTATTATTTAATTCTGATGGAAAGTAATGGTCTCCAATAAATACAGGTGCTCTGTTAAGTTGGAAATTACAAAAGGTTCTAGGTTGCCCAGCTACATAAGGTAATTTAGCCATTTTATTTGACATATATTCTTTCCAGTTATCATCAACACCATCTAATATAACAAAATTATTGTAATTATTTTTATATGCAGATAATGTTTCAAGATAACAATCATTTAAATCATTAATATTACAACCTTCATTAATAAATTTTTTTGTACAAGCTTTACCAGGATTAATAGTATAGTTCATTTATTATATATTTAATATATAAAAAATACAATAAAAATTAATTATATATACATCATATTTAAGACTTGTGATAACTCTTTATTTTCTAGTAGTTTGTCAATAATTTTTTGGTTTAAAGTTAATGGTGTATTTATTTTTTTATTTAAATGAAAACTTGTTACAAAAGGTAGTTTACCATTTTCATCTTGATGTGTAATTATAAAATGTATTTTATTAATTAAATCTAGTATAGATTTTTGTATAGTACGTATACCTTTATCGTTTTCTTTGGATACTTTTTGAATAAAATATTTAGCGGATATATCGTCAAACAATATATCAGCATCAGCCATATTAATATTTTTGAGAGCTTTGGGTAGTAAATAGTTTTTGATAATAGTAATTTTTTCAGAGATAGTATATCCATTAACATCAATAATCCACCATCTATCAACGAGAGCTTCATCGAGTGGTTTTTGATTCATTGAGCCAATGTACCATATGTGTGATAAATCAATACTAATTTCTCCTAAAAAATTATCTCTAAAATCGTAGTTTTGTGATTGATCGATAAGATGTAGTAAAGCTGCACTAATATCAGGATGTTCAGCTGCTTTATCTAATTCGTCTAGAAATATAATACCATTTTTATGTTGCATTCTTTTTAAACATTTCACTATTTCTCCTGGTTGTGCACCAACGTAAGTATATTCATGACCTTTTAAAAAGTCGGCTTTATCTATACCACCAAATGATATTTGTTCAAAACCAGTATCAAGTAATTTAGCTATAAGTCTTGCTATTGCAGTTTTACCTACTCCGGGTGGTCCTACAAGTCCTAAATTACTTCTTTTCATATTGGGATTCATTATTTTGGCACTTAAGAATAATAAGATTTGTTCTTTAATTTTTTGCATACCATATAGTTCTTTATCTAGTGTATGTGAAGCTTCTTTAATAAATGTTGTAATATTATCAACTTTATGATATTTAATAATATCATGTGGTATTTCTGTAGCCCATTTTAACCAATGTTTTAGTTTTCCATATTCTTCATTAGTATTGTCTAAAGAAAGTAACTCTTCATATCTTCTAAATATTATACTTTTATTTTCTTTTGTCGTATTAAGAGTTAAAATTTTGTATTTAAGAGCTAGTTGTGCATCAAAACTTGTAAGGTTATCTTCTTCCTCTTTCATTTTATTATGTTCATCATCTGAGAATTGCATATATTGTTTATAACCTTGTTTGAATTCATTGAATAGATAATTGTATTTTGTACGTGATTCTAGCCATTCTTCAGTATTAGGTATGGTATTTTTATAGATATTATAATAGTGTATTAATTTAGTACGATCTTCTAAACGTAATGGTGTTGATAAAAGTTCTTGAATATTAGGTTCTGTGCGTTCGATTTCTTTTTTAGCATTAGAATAATTATTTTCTAATAAAGTTTTATCTCCAGTAATTTTATTTAATTCATCTTGTATAATATCATCGTCTTCTTCTGAAGAATAGTCTTCAGAATCATTAGAGGAATTATCTTCATTTTCTGAACTATCTTCTGTTTTCTCAATAACAAGATCATTATTACTTTTTTGTAAATCATTAAGTACTTTTAAAGCACTTTCAGTAGCATCTACAGTATTTTTTTCTGAAGATATTTTCTGCTTTTTAGAAGTAAAATCATCCTTAGGGGTAGATCTTTTACGAGTTAACATTTTATTATTAGAAATATTAATAAAATGTTTAAGTTATTCTATTTTTAATTATAGTTTTACTTTTTTCATCAGAGATATTATCAAATAATTTAGTAATTATGGTAAAATCAGGTTCATTTATAATATCGTGGAACTTTTTACGTTGTAAAGTATCATCACCAAATAGATTAAATTTATCTTTTTCAGTTTGAGTGTATGTACAATTTTCTATTACTAATTTTTGTAAATCAATGCAAAATTGTTTTTGATTAGAAACTATTATTATATTTTGTAGTAATTGTTCTAGATCAAATTCAGTAATTTGTGAATTAGTAGTGTAATTATCTCTATAATCATTATCTAAGTATATATCTTTATATATTTTTCTAAATATACTAATCATACAGTCTAATAAAGAAGTAGATAAAGACATAGAAGTGTCTTCTAAACGCCAGTCTAATTTCCAATTTCTTTTGGTGTTATTATTTATTTCTGCTAATCTATAAAAGCTATAAGGATCTTCTATAGTTGATTTAGGTAGTTTTACATATATAATATTACTAAATTTATTATTAAATAATAATAGTTTAATTAAGTTAAAAATAGGAAATAAAGCTAAACTATAATTGTAAAAATTATTATTAATTATACTTTCATTATATGGTAAAAATTCTTTTATTTTATTGGTTTCATTTTCTATGGATATTTTCAACAATTCAATATCATCAGCTTCTATGTATGTATTAGTATAGTTAGAATAATACAAAAGTCTTGATTCTAATGGATTTAAGCTTTTCAAGATGATGTTTTCTATTTTTTTATCGCTATAATTTTTACATACCAAAAATTCTTTTAATGTAGTAATATGTGTATTAATTATATTAATATATTCTTGTAAAGTATAATTTTTCCATAATGATAGTCTTTTGGTTTTAATATCATCTAATAATTTAGTATAAACTCTACTTTCTTTAATTTTTTCATAAAAAGATAATATGCAATTGTTAGTCTCATCTATGATATTTATAGATGTTTCATTGTTTACTTCTTTTTCATTATCTTTTTCATTATTTTGGTCCATAATTACCGGTAAACAATTGATAGTTCTATAAACAGTTTTTTTCTCATTATTTTTCTCATTATTTTTCTCATTATTTTTCTCATTATTTTTAGTTGTAATATTTAAACTATCATTAATAGTAAAATTTAAATTATTATGATTATAGAAATTAATCATATCATTTTCTGTTGTTATGTATTCTCTTATATTAATATTAGTATTTTTCTCAAGTAAATAAGATATTATACTATTCTTAACACGTTCTATTGTTAATAATTTTGTTATTTTATCATTTTCATTTTGTACTTCATTTTGTACTTCATTTTGTACTCCATTTTGTACTTCATTTTGTACTCCATTTTGTACTTCATCTCTTTTATTTTTAATTATACTATTTGGTTTACAATTATTAATATGAATATCTATATTTTTAATACCTTTAGTAGTAAAACCACAATTATCACATAGAAATGTTATTGTTCTATATTTTAAACAATATTTAGCAGTATTTTGATGGGTTTTTACTAAACTTTCTGTCTTAAATGGTGTCATACAAAATTCACAAGTTGCCATTTATTCTATATTTAATTTGTCTTTAACTAAAATGTTCAATTTTAAATTTAGTAAACATATTTAAAATAATAAATATATTATATTAAAATGACCGACACATCATTAATTACTTTTAAAGCAATTTCCAATTTTGCCAATTGTTTAGAAGAAGTTTTTGGAACAGAACATAGATTTTTAAAGTTATATGCACATTTGATAAACAAAACTCAAATTGGACACGAAAAACCAATTCTAAAACACATTGAAGCTTTTAGATTATTTTGTACATCAAATAGGGATGCTTTTGAAACTAAAGATTACAAAAAATTTGTAACTAAATCTATTACTTACTCTGAAAGAGTATATATTGATATGGAACTTATTCTATCTAAAGCTGATAAAGACACAACTAATGTTATTTGGAACCATTTATTAACAATCTCAGCTCTTGTAGATCCCACCGGAAAAGCAAAACAATTGCTACGTGAATCGAAAGATAAGAATAATGGTATAGAAGCTAATTTTTTGACTAATATTATTGAAAAAGTAGAACAAAACGTAGATCCTAATGCTAATCCAATGGAAGCTGTAACATCTATTATGCAATCTGGTGTATTTCAAGAACTTGTAACTGGTATGGGCCAAGGATTACAAAATGGTGATTTAGACTTATCTAAACTTATGGGTACTGTTCAAAATATGGTAGGTGGTATGAGCGGTGGTGGTGATGGTAATAACAATCCAATGGCAATGATGAATACTATGATGGCTAATATGAACACTAGCGAAAGCGAAAGTAATAGTAATCAACAAATGCCTGATCTTTCTAATATTATGAATATGGTGGGTCCGATGTTAGGAGCACTTAATGGAGGAATTAATACAACACCACCTAGTTTAAATGAACCAAAAAAAGAGTAAAAAGTATATAATAAATTATATATAATAAATGAATAAATTATATATAATTTTATTAATTATATTAAATATATTAGCACTTATAGGATTTATATATATAATTATTAGTATAATAGGTTATTTTAAAGTTAAAAAGTATGAATTATTTATATCTAAAACTTTCCGTAATAAAATTCATTGTGGTAAATTAGATTGTTATCCAGAACTTATAAATGTTGATATACCTATGTTTAATACTAACTATGATAAAAAAATGGCAATATACTGTATCGATATAATAAAAAGAATATATGATACCATAGATAATAATAATAAACTTATACTTCCAAAAAATGTAAATTTAAAAACAACAATAAAATACAAAAGTAAAGAAGGTATTTTTGGTATAATATGTACAAATAAAGATAATATACTACTAATTTTTAGAGGAACACAATATATTGATGAATGGATTAAAAATATTAATGTAGAACAATCTTTTTTTCTTTTACACCAAAATATTAAAAATAATAATGCTTTACAAGATATTGATTTAGCACCAAGTGTACATAGGGGAATTTATCAAATATATAACAAAATCAAATCTGAAATTTTTTCTGTATTAAATAACTTAAATCCCTCAAAAAATAAAAATATTATAATTGCTGGACACAGTTTAGGTTCTGCTATTGCAACAATATGCACAGTAGACTTACACTATAATAATTATAAAAATATTGTTACGTATATATTTGCATCTCCCAGAGTAGGTAATAAAAAATTTGCACAGTTAATCCAAAATTTACCTATATATAGTTTAATTAATAGTTTAGATGTTATACCTAGTACACCTACTGCTGTAGTCCCTAATTTTAATAATATTAATCAACCTTATATTTATTTTGATGCAGGTAAAATTGTAAGATTCCAAGATAATTGGGATTCTATAACAAATAACCATTCATTAGCTATTTATTTAAATAATTTACCAGATAAAATTGATTTTTAATTATCACTTTTTAAAAAAAATAAAATGGGTAACATTTTAAAATGTATGAATACACACCATAATCTTGATTCTATAGAATTAAAACATTTGATTAGTAAAAATACAACTGAAAAATATGCTAAAATAATCCTTAATAATTTTATTGACTCAAAATCAGTAATAATCAACAATTATGTAAATATAATAAAAGTAGAAATAATAAAATCTTTACCAGAACTTAAAAATCATATTATTAAAATATCTCCTGTACATAAGAGCGATAATTGGAGCTATATTGATGATGAAAATACATATATTGTTGTAGCAATATTTCATCAATTTAACAAAGAATATTTCAATAATGTATTATATTGTTTACAAAGAATTTTGCTCCTTATTAAAGAAAATACTATTAGTATAGTTGAAAAGAAAAATAGGTCTTATTTTGTTGATAAAAAAAATGTAATCCATAATTAATAACTTATATTATTTATTTATAATATAAGTTAATACTTATCCACGTTCTCTCCACTTTGCTTTACAAGCAACACATTGAGCATACACACTTGTACCTTCATCACAAGACCTATCTTGTTTAGCATAAGAATAAACTCGTTTACTACCACAAGATTTACACTGAAATACACCTTCTTCAACTTCAAATGGATTTTTTATAAAATCGTTCTGTTCTGTAATGTAATTATTCATTTCTTGAAATGACTCATGTTCCCAACCTATTTTTTTATTTTTAAGTTCATCTAATATTGTATTTATTTTTTTCTTGTTAATTATATCACCAATTACCTGGTATAAATAGGATTTATACCACTCATCAATATCATTATCATGTAGTTTACATGTTATTTGATATATATATTTCTCAATAGTATTAATATTTTTTTCTTGATTTAATACTGATTTTAAAGCATTTATTCCATTATTACGTAATATGGAACTATCCATCTTTTCATTTAAGAATATGATTATGGCATTTAAAATCAATTTTAAAATTGAATTTATATTATATTATATAATATAATATTTTATATAATATAAATTATGAATGATATATTATATACCCCTAATAATTATCTTTTTTATTTAATATTCCATAACCCTACAAAATTTATAGAATTTATAAATAATTTTTGTCAAAAAAAATTTAATTTAACATATAAAAATGTCATTGATTTGCTTAATTATATTAATAAAAATTACCGGAACTTAGCTAACTCTAATTTAAAACCATTTATAGATTCCAACTTTTATAATTTACCTGAATATATAATTAAAAATTTATCATCATCCAAATATAGATCAGTTAAAACTTTAAATGGATATCCTTTTGATGTAGCAAAATCAGCTATACAAAAATATACTAGAAGAGCTTATTTTGATAAAAGTTCCTATATGATGGCAGATATATTTTTAATGAAATGGGCAACAAAAGATTCTGAAGGTTCATTAACTAATTTTTATAATAGAATACGTATTATTTTTCTTGAAGATATAGCATTAGGTTCTCCTTATTTAATTTATCTTGTTAATGATACTTTTAAAGATATTAATGAACAAAACCTATCCAATAAATTACCATTTTTGTTTAAATCTATGGCATATACAATAAAATCACGTTTTTATTCACACGTTAGGGCCTACTACAAAACTAACAAACCAGAAAATCCACCTAAACCCAATAAAATCTATAATTTAGTTCAAGATGAAAATCTAAGAGATATAGTGGATAATTTTGTATGGTGTATGGAAAATAAAGATGTTTCTGTCTATTATTGGTTCCATAAGATAATGGATAATGAAAAATTATTAACTAAAAGATATAATAGTACACGACCAGGATTTTTAATATTTGATATATTATATAAATTTAACTTTATTTCAGATCGTGAAAGTATTAATATTTGTTTTAATTGGTATAAAACTATGAAAATGAAAGAACAATTTTTATGTCCACTACATCCAGTATATTTATATGTATTAAAAGATAGCGCTATTTGGGCAAAACCAAATCCATTTCCTGATAATTATGATAATTTTTATAAATATTATGATAGAAACTTATTAAACAAAGAAATTGTATTAGATAATTATATTTTAGATATGCATACTCAACAAGGTAGAACAAAATTAAAAAGAACTAATGCCGACTTCGCATTAGAAGGTTCACTGGTATCTTACGATTTAGAATTATATCCTAATTTTGCTGAAGTATATTTTCAAAGCCATCTTAGTAGAGGAGAACCTTCCTATGAAAGTAAAGAATTTAAATTAAAAACTAGAGCGCAATTAAATACATCTGGTAATAAACCAGATGT